GACGGCGACGTGGTCTACAAGACCGAGGCCGGCACCTTCCGCAACGGCAGCGGCCCGGGCGGCCTGAGCTCGCTGGAGATCAAGGCATGCAAGCAGAAGTTCATGCTGGCCGACGCATCGCGCGCCAAGGGCGAGCTGCATGCGCAGGGGTTCACGACTGCGAAGGTGGTGGCATGAAGCTGCGCGAGTACCAGGCCCGAGCCCTCGACGAGCTGTGGGGGTGGTTCGGCAAGCACGAGGGCGGCAACCCCATCGTCGAGGCGTGCGTCGGCGCAGGCAAGAGCCTGATGATCGCGGCCCTGGCGCAGCGCGCTGACGCAGAGTTCCCCGGCACCCGCGTGCTCGTGCTCGTGCACCAGAAGGAGCTGCTGGAGCAGAACGTCGACAAGCTGGTGAGGATCTGGCCGACCGCGAACGTGGGCCTGTACTCAGCCGCGGCCGGCAAGAAGCAGCTCGGCTACCAGCTCACCTACGCCACGATCGGCAGCATCTACCGGCGCGCACACGAGCTCGGCCGCATCGACATCGTGCTGGCCGACGAGTGCCACCTGATCAACCCGAAAGAGGCGGGCATGTGGCGGACGTTCCTGTCCGAGCTGGCCCGCTACAACCCGCATACCCGGGTGATCGGCTGGACCGGCACGCCCTTCCGCGGCAACGGCGTGTGGCTGACGGCCGGCGAGGACGCCCTCTTCACCAACATCGCCACCAGGGTGACGATGAAGGAGCTGCTCGGCCTGCAGTTCCTGTCGCCCCTCGTGCCGGCGCCGACCGTGGCCAGGGTCGACGCGCGCGACGTGCGCACCTCGGGCGACGACTACGTTGTCAGCGAGCTGGCCAAGGTCACCGACCGGGAAGACCTGGTCGAGGCCACCTGCCAGGAGATCGTGCAGCTCGCCCGCGACCGCAAGCGGTGGCTGGTGTTCGCCGTCACGATCAGCCACGCCGAGCACGTCAGGGACGCCCTGAGGCGCCGCGGCGTGGCGGCTGAGGTGGTGAGTGCGGAGACCCCGAAACAAGAGCGCGCAGGCCTCATTGCGGCCTTCCGCGGGGGAAGGATTCGATGCCTGGTGAACGTGGCCGTGCTGACCACCGGCTTGGACGTGCCGGAGGTCGACTTCATCGCCCTGCTGCGCGCAACGAAGAGCCCGGTGCTGTACGTCCAGATCGCCGGCCGCGGCATGCGCATCGCGCCCGGCAAGGAGAACTGCCTGTGGGCGGACTTCACCGACACGACCGTCGAGATGGGCCCGGTCGACGAGGTCAAGGGCCGCATGCCGAGCGCCAAGGGCAAGGGCCAGGCGCCGCACAAGCTGTGTCCTGAGTGCGGCAGCCAGAACCCTGCAGCCGCGCCGCAGTGCGTCGACTGCGGCTACCTGTTCCCCGAGCCCGAGCGCATCAAGCACACGGCCGAGGCGTCCAACGCAGCCATCCTCAGCCAGCAGCGCAGCTCGTTCGAGGTGGTGCCTGTCACCGAGGTGCGCTATCGCATGCACCACAAGCCGGGCAGCACCGAGAGCCTGCGCGTGGAGTACTACGACGGGATGATGTGCGCAGCCAAGGAGTGGGTCTGCCTGAGCCACGAGGGCTACGCGCGGCGCAAGGCCGAGGCCTGGTGGAAGCAGCGCTCGAAGATCGACGAGATCCCGGTCAGCGTCGGCCAGGCACTTGAGTGGCTGGAGTTCGACGACAAGATCCTGCGCGCGCCGGCCGCCATCATCGTCAGTCGCAGCGGTCAGTACCCGACCGTCGTCTCGCACCAGTGGGAGAAGGTAGCAGCATGAACAAGGCCGAGCTCAAGATCCGCGTCGAGCTGCACGAGCGCGAGCTCGCCAGGCTGAGCTCGATCAAGGTTCAGTGCCAAAGCTGCGAGCACTACGCGCGCGCTGTGTGCCTGAAGTTTCAGGCTGCGCCGCCGCCCGAAGTTGTGGCGGCTGGCTGCGACGATTGGACCTACGACTTCATCCCCTTCTGACCATGAGCGCAAACGACATTGAAATCTATGAGCCGGAGTGGCGGCCTATCCCTGGTTGGGAAGGGCACTACGAGGCAAGCAATGCGGGAAACATTCGCAGCGTGCGCCGAGTGCTTTCCCGCGCGCATCCCAAGAACCCAGCTCGTGTGCAAGTACGCTCTTACGGCGGAAAAGTCTTGTCGCCAAAAACGAGCGCGAACGGCTACGCGGCGGTCAACCTGTGGCGCGACAACAAGGGCACTACCGTTGACGTACACCGGCTGGTATGCGCGGCCTTCAACGGAGCCGCTCCGCGCGGCATGGACGTCAACCACATCAATGGCTGTCGAACGGACAACCGGCCGAACAATCTTGAGTGGGTCACGCGGCGCGAAAACTTGCTGCATGCCGAGCGGGTACTTGGAAGCAAAATGGTCTGGACTCACCAAAAAGAGCGTGCGGCTCAAAGAAGGGAAATTGCATGATCGCTGACAGCACACAGGTTGGCGGGTCCCACTACACCTCCAAGTCTATTCAGCCTTGGGACGCGATGCGAGCCTGGATGAGCAAGGAAGAGTTTGCTGGCTTCTTGCGAGGAAACGCAATCAAGTATTTGGCCAGATGCAATGACAAGGGCGGGGTCGAGGACCTGCGCAAGGCCAGGCACTACATCGACAAGCTCATCGAGCTGGAGATCCGAGCCAAGGGCCTGACCGCGCCGCGCGTGACGCCGGCCGACATCGAGGCGAACATCGCCAGCGAGCGCTACTTCACGGCGGCGCAAGGCGTGGTTGGCTCGGCCGTGTGTGCAGAAGACGAGGACAGCGTCCCCATGCTGACCACGGACAGCCCGCTGCACCTCCTGACCTTCTGCGTCCTCGTGCTGAAGAACGGCTTCACCGTCACGGGCGAGAGCGCGTGCGCCAGCCCGGAGAACTTTGACGCCGCCATCGGCCGCAAGATCGCCCGCCAGAACGCGGTCAACAAAGTGTGGCCGCTGATGGGCTACGAACTGCGCAGCAAGCTGGCCGCACAGGGGGTGTGACATGAAGCGCTACATCGGAACAAAGATCGTCGCGGCAGAGCCGCAGTCCGTCGACGGCCGCGATGGCTACAAGGTCGTCTACGCCGACGGCTACACGAGCTGGTCGCCAACGGCTGCTTTCGAGCAGGCCTACCGGCCGACGGACTCGCTGACCTTCGGCCTGGCCATTGAAGCTCTGAAGATGGGCCTCAAGGTCAGCCGGGCCGGCTGGAATGGCAGGGGCATGTGGCTTGAGCTGCAGCGCCCCGATGCGCACAGCAAGATGACGCTGCCCTATGTGTTCCTGAACTACCCGGCAGACGCACAGAACACCCCCGGCGCTCGCGTGCCCTGGCTGGCCAGTCAGACCGACATGCTGGCCGAAGACTGGAGCATCGTCGAATGAGCGCCACCTACGCCATCGCCAACGTGCAGCACGCGCTGCAGGCTCTGAAGGAGAAGATCCCCCCGGAGAAGTGGAGCGAGACCCCGCTGCCGGTCATCGCCGCGCCGGGCTGGTGGATGGAAGAGGTCAGGAAGGAGCTGGGCGTCGAGCCCGGCTTCGAGCCTGGCGAGATACACGGCTGCCACGTCACCCGGCAGGACAACGTCGCCGAGCCGATGCTGATCGACCACGACGGCAAGATGTACCCGGTGCTGCCGCAGTGGATGCGGGCCAAGCGCGCCGCTGATGGGGAGGCAGGAGCATGAACAACCGACCAAGCTACCGCGAGACTGAGATCGCCGTCATCCGCTGGGCCGAGGCCCGGCGCATCATCCCGAACAGCACCGCCATGGCCCAGGCCATCAAGACCCACGAGGAGCTGGGCGAGCTGATGTCGGCGCTGCACCGCGGCAACAAGGCCGAGGCGCTCGACGCCTACGGCGACATCCTGGTGACGCTGATCATCGGTGCAGACCTGGCCGGCGTCGACCTGCTCGACGCGCTGGCGCACGCCTACGACCAGATCAAGGATCGCAAGGGGTTCCTGCGCGAGGACGGGGTGTTCATCAAGGAGCAGGCCTGATGCCGCCCAGCAACAAGGGCCGGCGCATCTTCAAGATCAACGCCTTCACGCAGGCCAAGCTGATCAAGCTCCTGCTCGACGGCGCGTACACCTGC